TGAGAAATCAGAAGAAATCATGAATATTAGAGAGTCTAAAAGACATTTCTCTGACAGAAATGGTCAAGGCGATTGGAAGAAAACTTTTGAGCAAGATATCCTCGACGCAAAATTTGCTGGTCTAGCGACTGGTAAAGGATGGGACAGTGAAGTTGCTAAAAGTGTGATGGAAAAAGTTAACACTCATTCAGGTGTAAATGTTTCATCAGCTGATTTCGAACAAATCGTTTCAACAAACATAGAAAGAGATATTCAAAATGAATTAGTCTTAGCTCCTCTATTTAGAGAAGTACCAATGACTTCTGCAAACATGATTATCCCAATCTTACCAGATAGCGGTTACGCTGAATTTACTTCAGGGTCTGCTGTAGCAAACGACAATTTAGATATGAGGTCTGCTTCTTATGGTGACGATGCTGGGGTATCTATGGCTGAAAGAACTCTTTCAACTAAAAAACTTATCTCTCAATCATTCCTAGGTAATGAAACTGAAGAAGATGCAATCTTACCAATCCTTCCTTTAATTAGAGAATCAATGGTAAGATCACACGCTAGAGCAATTGAAAACTCAATCCTAGCTGGTGATGATGCTGACGGAGTATTCGGTACTAGTGGAGCTTCTTTCGAAGGTTTACTACACTTAGCAAGAAATGACAGTGACTACACACAATCAGCAACTGCTTTTGCAACTGATAAAATTGTAGCAACTGACTTACTTGAAATGAGAAAGAACATGGGTAAATATGGTGTGAACCCAAGTGAAGTAGTATATATTGTTTCACAAAGATCATACTACGAACTATTAGAAGATGCAGAGTTCCAAGACGCTAACCTAGTTGGCGACATGGCTACTAAGCTTTCTGGTGAAATTGGTCAAGTATTCGGTTCAAGAGTACTATTATGTGACGAGTTTGCTACACCAGCAGTTTCTAAGTTCGGAGCTATCGCTGTTAACCCAAGAAACTATGTAATGCCAAGATTAAGAGGCGTTACTGTAGAATCTGACTACGAAGTTATTAATCAAAGAAGAGTCTTAGTGGCTTCTCAGAGATTAGGATTCACTGACTTAATTGACGGTGCAACTTCTAAATGGGCTTGGATGTACAAAGCTAGCTAATATTAGCACAATACGGTTTCAGGGAGTGTACCTAACACTCCCCCTTTTTAATTATGGCAGACTTAATAACAGTACAGGAATATAAAAACGCAGAGGGCATTACAGGTCAGAAAGAAGACCAGCGCCTCGATATTATAGTTCCCCAAGTTAGTGACCTTGCAAAAAAGTATTGTGGTACAACATTTGTTGACTACTTCTCCTCTGCAAAGACAGAGACTTTTAGCATAAGGGATAAATATACTACTACTATTATTGTAAGTGAGAGCCCGTTGGTATCAGTAGAATCAGTTAAAGAACGAAGAACTTATTCAGAGGCATACCAAACTCTAACCACAGGTAGTTATGAATACTACGTGGATATTGCCAGCGATTCAATTGTCCGTACAACGGACTCTGGAAGCGAAAAATATTGGGCAAATGGTGTCGGAAGTGTAGAGATAGAATACAAAGCAGGATACTCCGCAGCACCAGCAGACTTGAAATTAGCATTATTTGATTTAGTTACTTACTATCTCAAAGACGAACATAAAGAAAGAAGAACAATAGCAGGAGCGACATTGCAGAATCAAGGAACTTCAGGAGTTAGGGACAATACAGATTTCCCAGACCATATAAAAAGAGTACTTGATTTATATAGAGTTATTATATAATGTCAGTACGTTCTTTAATAAAAGACATAAGACTAGCTGCAAATAGCTCAATTGCAAGAGACCGACAATATAGAGACTCAGTTTTTGACCTTACTTTTAATAAGATTACTACTGTAGACGAGTGTTTCGCATCTATAGAAGACGCTATATTAAATGTTCGCAATGGAGCACCGTTACTAGCAACAGAAAGAAATATTTTAGAGAATGCTGTAGAACAAGCGTTTAGAAATGTATATACACCAAGAAATATAAAAAATATACATAAAAAACACGGATATAAAATATTTGCTCATCCTAACCAACACGAAGGAGAAAGTGCACTAGCTAATTATGTAGGATATAGGCAGCGTGGAGTAGGAGGGATGAAGTTAGCAGTTTATCTCAGACAAGGTATGTTAACTGCAAATAGTTTAGGTCCTACCGTTACTTATGCAGGTAGTATGCAAATAGGCTCAAAAGGTACTCAAAATAGACAAGTTATAAATGCCTTGTGGTATACAATGGTCAGAGAAGCTCTAAGACTAGCTAGAAAAACTGCAGGAGTAAAAGTACCTAAAACAGGACAAAAAGGCTACGGAGCAAGAAATATAGGCTCTGTAGGTAACAGTTCTAGAGCACTAAGACTACACGGCCCTACTGCAAGTCAAAACGTTTATGGCAGTACCGGGGAAGTAAATGATACTTCAGTGCCTGTAGTATCTTTAGTAGAGCAGCTAAAAGATATTAAAGCCGAAGGTATGCAACTGCCCGACGGAGTTACTAGTCAACTTATATATAATAAAGCTTTTAATGATATAATAGCAGAATTAGACAATGAGTTTATAATAAATAGTGAGACTATTAGCTCGATAGTAAATGCTGATAAGATTATACGTATTCAAATCCATCAAGGAGGCGACCAGCATCAAGGCTATATGGCACATGCAGATTCTCGTTCGGTAAATAGAATAATAGATAGTATAGAAGATAAACTATTAAATAGTCCTTTAGGACTAAGTAGCCACAACTATCAAGCATCAAAATCTATGTCTGACATGGCGAAAGATGCAGCTTTGGCTCAAGTTGTTACTAATTTTGTAACTAAATCAGGAAAACCTGATATGAGATACAAAGTTAATAAAAGAGCGGCTTTACAAAATGCAAAGCCACGTAAAAAAAGTAATAAAGGAAAGTTTAGTAATAAAACAAAAGGGACAAGAATAGCTACAGGTATGATTGCTGGAAAAAGCAAAGCAAAGAAAGCAGGAGTCTCAAGAAAAGTACAAAATCAAAAAAGCGCAGTAGGACTAAAAGAACTAATAAATGCAGCACTGCCAGAGGCTATGTTATTAAAAATGCATCCACCTGCACTAAGAAATAGAACAGGAAGATTTAGAAATAGTGCAGAAGTTACCAATGTTAATATGGGACCAAGAGGAGGTACTCAAATAGACTATACTTATATGAAAGACCCTTATCAAACTTTTGAACCCGGTGGAGCAATGGGAAGCGTAAACAGAGACCCAAGAAGACTAATAGGTGGTACAGTAAGAGAGATTGCACAACAAATAACAGGAAATAAGTTTATAACAACTAGGAGAAGATAATGGCAGAAAGAGGCTACACTACAAGACGAAGTGCTATTGTTAATGCTTTTGTTACAAAACTACTTACTATAAATGGAACAGGCAATTTTTTAAGCACTGTTTCAAGCGTAGAACCCAGATTAAAGTTTTGGGACGAAATTGAAGAGTTTCCCGCAATACATATTAATGCAGGTAGCGAAACAAGAGAATATTTAGGAGCAGGAGAAAAGTTTAGATACTTAACTTTAACTTTTCGTTGCTACGTAAATGAAGATGACCCTGTTGAAGCATTGGAAAAATTAATGGAAGATGTAGAGACAGTAATAGAAACAAACAACCCAATTACATATACTGATAACTTAGGAAACGTACAAAGTACAATTCAAACAAGTATTCTCAGTATTGATACGGACGAAGGCGTATTAGACCCGTTTGGAATCGGAGAGATAATCACCACAGTTCAATACTAGAAAACAGTAGCGGCAAACTAAAGTTTAGCCAAAACTCTTTTCATACATATAGGAGAAATTAAAATGGCAGATACATTTTATTTTAGTCGAGATACCAAAGTAGTCTTAGATGACTCATCAGGGACAGGATATAATATACCTGTACTAGATGGCTTTAGTTTTTCTCAGGCGACAAACACGACAGAGGTAACTCTGAATGAGATGGCCACAACCGCAGGAGTAAGTAGAAGAGCTAGACAAATGTTTACTGATTCTTATGCCCCAGCAGAATGGTCTTTTTCAACATACATTAGACCTTTTACATCAGGTGGCGGTGGTACTGGCGGAGAACACGCAGCAGCACATTCGCATGTAGTAGAAGAAGCTTTATGGAATGCTTTAGCAGGTAATGCAGCGATTGGAACTACAGCAAGTGGTAACACTGGCCCAGGATTTGTAACAGCAGACGCAAACGGAGCTGACTTAACTTTTGCAAAATCTAATAACGTAGCTTTGGATACGTTTGATTTATTTTTTGAAATGGGCAGTGGTAAAACATCACCAACTATTTACAAAATTGCAGACTGTGTAGTAAATGAAGTTTCAATTGATTTTGATATTGATGGCATTGCAACAGCAAACTGGTCTGGTTTTGGTCAAATTATTACTGAAGCAACAGCACTACCTACAGTAGATATTTCAGAAGGAACAGCAGCAGCTGATACTAATAATTTCATTAGAAACAGACTAACAGATTTAGCAGTTACTGCAACTGCAGAAGGAGACATTCAAACTGCTTACAGTTTAACACTAACAGGCGGAAACGTTACTATTGGTAACAATATTAGTTTCCTAACTCCTGAAACTCTAGGTATTGTAAATCAACCTTTAGGTCACGTTACAGGAACAAGGAATGTTTCAGGTAGTTTTACTTGTTACTTAAATACCCCAGCTTCTGGAGCTTCAAGTGCAGATTTATTTGAAGATATTATTGAATCTACTTCAGTAATAACAAATGACTTCAACTTAGTATTTGTTGTTGGCGGAACAGGGAATACCCCAAGAATTACTATGACTTTACCAACTTGTCATTTAGAAGTACCAACACATTCAATTGATGATATCGTAAGTTTAGAAACTACTTTCCATGCTTTACCAACATCAGTAGACGGTACAGACGAAATAACAATGGAGTTTGTAGGACCTGCAGTAACTTAATAATTAAATTAACGGGGAGGGCACAGTCCCTCCCTATTTTATAGGAAAAAAGAATGACAGAACAAAAACAAAACGTATCACTAGCGAGTTTATTAACTCCAAGTAAAACAGTAACAGTCGACTATCCAACATTAAATGGATTTTCAGTAGACCTATGTTACTTAGCAAGAGAAGAACTCATCAAACTCAGAAGTAGATGTGTATCTCAAAAATTAAACAGAAAAACAAGAGCTTTCGAAGAGACTCTTGATGAGGATAAATTTTTAACAGAATACTGTAAAGCAGTCATAAAAGGGTGGAAAGGACTCAAATATAAGTACTTAGAAGAGCTTCTATTAGTAGATATAAGTGGACAAGAACCTGAAGATGAATTAAAGTTCTCAGTAGAAAATGCAGAAACATTAATGAAAAATGGAGCTGACTTTGATACTTGGGTAACTGAAGTTACAGGCGACCTGGAAAATTTTACCAAGACCAAGTAACTCAGATACTTGGTTTATTAGATAAACATTATAAAGAAGGACAAATACCTATGGACACTTATTTAGAAATATGTGACCAAAAAGGTATTGAACCTGACCCAGACGAAATGCCACCCGAAATAGGAGATTATCCTTATGAAGTTCAGGTGGCTTTTTTTGTGCATGATTTATTGCCCGATAGAGTCGAAGGTATGAGTGGACATTATATGGGGAAAGATATGTCTGCACTCGGTACTATGTTAGATATATGGGAAGTACAAGATAGAAAAACTATTGTATATTTTATTAAGCATATAGAGGCTAGAAATTCTGGTGCTATTAATAAGAAAGCTGAAAGGCAAAGAAAAGCTTCAAAAAATACAGCAAAAGGCGGAATAAATTCTGCAAATCTAAAAAAGTAAAATGGGAAAAAAGAAAATTAATGTAGCGGATTTAATCTTTAAAATAGGAGATGACGGTACTCTTAAAATATTTGAAGGTCAAACTAAACAAGCAGGTAAAGCTGTTGATAAGCTTGGCCGTTCTGAAGCAACTCTAAACCGTAATTTTAAAGGCGCATCACGTCAATCATCAAACCAAACTAAAAACTTTTCAAAGATGGCTCAGGGCATCACAGGTGGACTTGTACCTGCATATGCTACCTTAGCGGCTAATATATTTGCTATTGGAGCAGCTTTTAGATTTTTACAAAGTGCTAGTGACTTAAGGATTTTAGAACAAGGACAATTTGAATATGCTACAAGAACTGGGCAATCTTTATCAATTTTAACAAGACAACTACAAGCAGCTACAGATGGACAGTTAGCTTTTGCAGAAGCTGCTCAATCAGTAGCGATTGGTACAGCAGCGGGTTTATCTGCAAAACAAATTAATCAACTTGGTGTTGTTGCAAAAAATGCTTCCCTTATGTTAGGAAGAGATTTAACAGATTCATTTAACAGATTAGTAAGAGGTGCTGTAAAAGCAGAACCAGAACTATTAGATGAATTAGGTATTATTTTAAGACTAGAAACTGCAGCAGAAAAATATGCATTAACTATAAATAAAAGCGCTAAACAGTTAAATATATTTGAGAAATCTCAATCAGTAGTTAATGAAGTTTTAGCACAAGGTCTCGAAAAGTTTGGAGGAGTAGAAACTCAAACTAATCAACTTACTAAACTAGCGAAAGCTTTTGATGATTTAGTTAACTCATTAAAAAGAGCAATAGGTCCTATGGCAGAATTTATGGCCACTGCTCTACAACAAAATACTTTAGCAACAGCAGGTATAGGTGTATTTACAGGTACTAGTCTTTTAAAGGCCATAACCCCTAGTGTACCTGCTATGAATTTAGGAAATGAAGTACAGGGAATGAGAGATAGAGTAGGGCAAACAGGAATGCTAAATAAAGCAGGACAAGCAAAATTTGGCAAGTTACAAACTCAACAAGAATTAAAAAACTTTGAAAGGTCTTTACAAGCAAAAAAATCTAAATTCTTAGACTATACAACATTTACAAGAAATGAATCAAAAAGAATGGTATTAGTATTAAAAGCGCATAACTTAGAGATGCAAGCCGACCAAGGCGGCGCCGTAGATAGGATGAAAAATAAATTTATTGGCTCTTTGTACCTTATGCAAGCAGAGTACGGCAGATTTGTAGGTACCATGAAATTTCTAGGTAGAGGGCTATCAAAAGCAGTATCATTTTTAGGATATGCTGGTATATTGATTTCTCTATTTGGAATTATTAAACAATTTATGGATAAGTCAGACGAAGCAGAAAAAAAGTATAAAACAGCACAACAAGTATTTGGAGATTTATACTCAAGAAATGCTGAAGATTTAGAAAAAACAATAGATAGCTTAAAAACTCACAATACATTACTAGCTAATATGTTAGCTACTTCCAAAGCATTAACAAATCTAGACTTTAGTACTATTATGTCAGGGTTTTCTGAAGGAGTATCAGGTCAGAATTTAAGTATGATGCAAAAAACGTTTGGTTCTTTGTTTACGTATGATAACAATGATGGTAAAGGCCGTCAACAATACGAATACGGTAATTTTTCAGACGACCAGGTAAAAGGTTTACAAGGAGTAAAAAGAGCTCTTATAGCCGAACAAACTTTACTTACAAAAAGTGGGGCAGCTTATGAGCAACATGAAAAGATAATAAAAGCAATAAATGTAGCTCTTGAAGAAAACGAAAACAAAACACTTTTATCTTCTGGAGCTTTCGAAAACTTAACTACAGTTTTTAAAGAAATTGAAAAAGATGGGACAATAGCTCAAAATACTATGAAAGGATTAGCACAAACTACTCAAATAATGTCAAGTTCTGCACAAGATTTTTCTAAAGCTTTGAGAAGTTTTAAAGCGCCTCAAACACAGTTAACAAGATTAACGACTAATATTAGTGCAGTAGGAGAATCTTTAAACGGGTTAGGAGAGTCTTATGCAAAAAACTTGGTAGATATAAAATTTGCGCCAGGTGGAAAGGTATTTGACGGTGCAACAATGTCAATGTTAAAAACATTTTTAACAGGAGCAGAATTGAAAGATATTGATAAGGATAATAAAGCTTTATCTGCAGGTGCAGAGCTTATTGCAAGTACAACTGGACAAGACCAACAGAATGCACAAGAAGCCCAAAATGACAGAGCAGCCAAAATTATGACAAAATATGGAAAGCTTGTTGTTGCTGAAGCCAAAAGACTTCATGGGATAGAAATGGACATGATAAAAGATAAGACTAAAGTGCAAACTAATTTAGCTCTTTTACAGGTAGGAGCTACAAAAGGACAAGCCAAAGAATTAAAAATGCAAGGAGCCAGAGCTCAGAATATATTAAATCAAACAAACCAACAAACTTTATTAGACGAGTTAAAAAAGAAAGGGCTAACAATGGATGATGCCCAAGTACAAATGGAACAAGGTAAACTAGATTTACTAATGGCTCAAGGAATACAACTTGAAAAAAATCTTGACAAACAATACCAAATACAGCAAGCTATGAAAAATAGCTTAGAATCAGGACTAGCAGGAACTTTTGATGCTTTAATGACAGGAAAAAATAGTAGTTTATCAGAAGGATTAGCAAATGTTGCAAAAGGAGTTTTTGAAAGTGCCTCAAAACAAATATCAGAGCAAATGGCTACTGGAGTTTCAAACTTCTTATTTGGCAATAAAGAATTAGAAGGTTATCAAAAAGGTGCATCAATTATTAGACAAGCTCATATAGATGGCATCCAAAAAGGAATGGGCTACCAGACAGGAGATATAGGAATAGGGTCTGACCAAGATAGTGGTGGCATGAAGTTCTTAAAAACTATAGGCTCTTTCTTTGGATTTGCAAAAGGTGGTATTACGCCAGCTTACGCAGCAGGCGGCGGAGTATTCTCAGGGTCTAAGCAAGGCTATCCTGCAATTATGCATGGAAATGAAGCAGTCGTACCTTTACCTGATGGAAAATCAATACCAGTAAGTGGAGGCATGGGAGGAAATGTTAATGTATCTATTAACATGACAACTGGAGAATCTTCAACAACTTCAGACGGCGCTGATATGGTAGCAATGGGGCAATCAATAGCTCAAGCAGTACAAAACGAAATAGAAAAACAACAACGACCAGGCGGACAATTAAGTCCTTATTAATAGATTATGGCAATAGGATTCAACGTAGGAGGTTCACTAGGTACTGTAGTACCAGATAAAGGACTAACTTTAACAAACAAACCAAAAATACTTTTAAATACTTTCGGGGATGGGTATGAGCATAGAATTGCGGACGGCATAAATAATACTCCACAACAATTTGGTCTATCATTTGCAAATAGACCAAAAGCAGATATTGACGATATTGTTGATTTCTTTGAAACTAAAGGGGCAGTAACTGCTTTTGCATATGTAATTTCTGATACTAATTCTAGTGGAAATGAAAGAAGTATTCAAGTAGTTTGCTCTGAATGGTCTCAAACATGGTCTTACGATAATTTTTACACTTTAACAGCAACTTTTAGGAGAGTTTACGAGTCATGAGTATTATACAAGATTTACAGTCACAAACACAGGCTTCGCCTCTTATACAATTATTTGAAATTGAAAAGAGTACAGGAGTTTTTTCATATGTAACTCCTGGTGAAGATAGTGACGGTTCTTCTTTGCAAATGTATGATTATACAGATAATACTGAGTTAAGAACATATGCGCCTTACCCTGTAGTTGCAGACGGTTTCGATATAAAAGTATCAGGAGCCATAACTAGACCTACTTGTAGTTTTTCTAATATAGGAAATAATTTTACAACTTTAATAGGTACTACAGATATAGACAGTTTAATTGGTAAAAAATTTATAAGAAGATTAACTTTAAAAAAATACTTACAAGGAGAGTCTGCCGACACAGGTTCAGGAGTACAATCAGTAGAATTTACTAGACAAGTTTGGACTATTGCTAAAATAATGAGCAAAGATAATATGGCTATAGTTTTTGAACTTGCTTCTCCTTTTGATTTACAAGGCGTAACAATACCTGCAAGACAAATAGTAGCAAATGCATGTCCATGGCAGTATCAAGGAGCTAGTCCAGATTTAGCAGAAGCTTCAAAATGTGGTGGATGTAGTTGGCATACAGAAGGAACTTTTCAAGTTTCTACACATAATAGTGTGGTTCAAAAAGTATACGTCACATTAGATGATGAGTATATATTTAACTCTTCTGACTCTTACACTAATTATACTAGTGCTTCTAATAGTACTTCATTCGATATAAATAGTTATATAAAAACTACAGGAGAATCAGCACGAGAAATAGATAACTTAGGAAATGTATCTGCAGTTACCAACGTAGTAAAGTACTGGCTTGTAAATGTAACAGGAACAAAATCCTCTTTAGGTACTCCTTCGGAGTCTAATGCTAATTTTGATGCAATAAGAGTATATAGCACTTATAATGCGAGTACTTCTTATAAAGTTTATACTGACGATAGATTGAACGAAATAGTACTCCACAATAACTTTACATGGAAAGCTAAAGTATCAACAACAGGAAATACTCCAGGCTTTACACAATTTTGGAGACGTGCTGATGAATGTGGTAAAAGGCTATCTTCTTGTGGAAAACGTTTTGGGTATAATCCAATAAGTGTAACTAGTGCTACTTCGAGAGCAAAAGCTTCAGTAAATACTTTTAGAGTTTTACCTTTTGGAGGCTTTCCGGGGTCTAAGAATTTTGAATAAGTTTATAGAAGAAATTTTCTCTCATGCAGAGAAAGAAGCTCCACGTGAGATGTGTGGGTTAATAATAGAACAGAATAAAGAAGAGAAATGGATTCCTTGTGAAAATAAATTTTTGGGAGAAAATCAATTTGAAATTGACCCAAAGACTTTCGCAAAGTATCAACTAATTTCAAAAATAAAATATGTAGTCCATAGTCACTACATGCAGAATTGTAAACCAAGTCAGCATGATAAAGATGTTGCAAAAGTTTTGGGTATACCATTTTTAATTGTATCATACCCAGAAAAAGGAGTTGAAATTTATGACCCACGTTAAATTAATGGGAGAAATAGGAGATAAGTTTGGAGCGGAATGGGATATGAATGTATCTAATTTTCGTGATATGCTACGTCTTATAGATTGTCAGACAGAAGGGTTTAAAGAATATTTGACAGATTGTGCAAAAAAAGGAATAGATTTTACAATTCAAAATGGAGAAGATTTAGTAGAGGGCACAGTAGACGCAATGATAGCCCCACCTAAAAATATAGTAATTATAACTCCAGTAGCTGCAGGTGCGGGGGCTAGTGATGTTTTTAAAGTAATACTAGGAGCTATATTAATTTATTATGGTGCAGGGTTTGTTGATGGTTTATTTGCAGAAAGTACAGCTGCCGCAGAAGCGCAAGTAGTAGCAGCAAATAGTAGTTTTTCAGGTAGCCAAATTAAAGCAACCGAAGCAGCAGCAGAACTAAAAAAGATACAAACAATGAATGCAGTAGCAACACGAGCCGTCCAAGTAGTAGGAACAACTTTAGGTATGAGTGGTGTTACAGGTTACTTAACTCCAGAGTCTCCATCAGAAGCAGGAAAGAGTTATTTGTATGATGGACCTGAAAATAATACACTACAAGGGGCTCCCGTTCCTTTACTTTATGGAAGATTATTAGTTGGAGGTTCTGTTATTAATTTCGGGTTTGTAGAAGACCAAATATTATACAATCAATCAGGCTATACAACAATAAAAAGTAACTACCATGCTAACAGTCCATATAATTCCGCTACAGGTAGCACAGTCGTTTCTGATAATAGCGTAGGACAATCACAGGAAAAATAATGAAAAATTTAGGAAAGTTTTATAATTTAACAAATGGTGGCAAAGCCAATGGAGCTGGAACTACTTCTGGGACTAGTAATAGCCCTAATGAATATCAGACAGCAGTTGTTTATGACTTAGTATCAGAAGGCCCTATAGAAGGCTTAGTTGATGGAACAAACTCTATATACTTAGATAAAACAGCAGCTACTATTGGAAATACAAAGAATCAAATAGTATCTTTAACAAACAGTGCATATACAGCAAGTTCAAAAACTCTAGTAGATTCCAGTGCGCAGGGACTATTTAGTACATTTAGTACTGATGATGGAACTCGTAATGTATCTATAGAAAGTGCGAAGAAACAGTTGACAGGTAACGGATCTTCTCAAGGAGTATCAGGCACTTCAGGTACAACTCGTATAACAACACACTCAGGTTCTGGATTTTTTGATACTACAGATTTAAATTCTATTAATCCTGATGCAACTGCAGACACAGAAATAGGAACATCAAACTCTCACCAATATATAAGAATAGAAGGAGCAGGCTACGAGAGCTCCAGTTCAGTTTTAGTAGCTAAAATTGTAAAATTCATAGACGCACAAACAGTTGATATAGATGTAGCTTTACCTAGAACCATAGCGCATAAAACAGTAACTATAGATAAAGTAGCGACTGTTAGTTCAATAACTAATGCCAACACCATAGTATTAGCAGATATAGCTGACTATGGCACTGTAGGGAGAAACGTTTCAGGAGCTAGTGCAGTTATAAACTCACCTGTAGAAACTGTAGAAGATACTCATTATAACTTTGAACAATTCCAGTATGCATTTATGAACGGTACAAGAGCGCAACCTTATTTAAATACTTTAGCAGGTTTAGGAAGTTCTTCGATTGTAGATGGGCCGGGACAAGCGATTGAGGCTACAAATTTAAGTTCTATAATTGGAAGTAATAATTTTACTACTACTGGGGGCTGGAATACCTCTGCAGGAAGCGCAACTGCTTCGGCAGTACTAGTTAATTCAAGTAATGTAGCAAACCCTGCAGAAGTAGATAAAGTAAAACTTACATTTCAGTTTGGAACTATGATTGCAGCAAAATCGAGTAGTGGTGATGAAGCTGCTGCCATGTGTGAGTTGCGAATATTTTTTGGATTCAAAAGAGAAGGAGATAATAAATTTTCAGAGGCTTTAGTTTTTGGTATATCTGATGCAGAGTTAGTAGCAAGAGGTAGTGGTAACTATACTGCTGGATGGAAACATGGCTTTAACACAGGAAGAATTGTTGCAGAAACAAAAGCTCCTTTTATAGAAACATTTACGATTAGTACAAAAGATTTTCAACCCTATACGAGTTACCAAATAAGAATAGAAAGAATCGGACCGTCTAGTGCTAGACATGGCGATTATGACCATACCTCACCTTGTACTTTACAAACAGTAGAACATATACTAGAAGATAAACTATCCTACCCTTATGCTGCTTATGGCTCTTTAATTTTTGATGCTGAATCTTTTTCAAAAATACCTAAACGTTCTTATGATGTAAAAGGACTACTTGTTCAAGTACCAACTAATTATTTTCCTAAAGGAGAAGATGATAGAACTTCAGGAGAGTACGATAGAAATGTAACTAACGGAAGTAATACAGGCTCTTTCCAAAAATGGGACGGTAATTTTAGGGGTGACTTAACAACGTTTGCTCCTGAACATATAAATGCTACTAAAGTATGGACAGATAATCCAGCTTGGGTATTTTATGATTTAATATCAAACAATAGATATGGACTAGGAAAATATATAGATAGTTCTCAAATAGACAAATACGCATTATATAGAATTGCTAGATATTGTGATGAATTAGTTTCTGATGGTAAAGGTGGACTTGAGCCAAGATTTACCGCAAACTTATACCTTAAAGAAGCTTCAGAAGCACTTAAAGTATTAAAAGACGTAGCTTCTACATTTAGAGGAATGATGTATTGGTTAGATGGCGAAGTACAATTTTCACAGAATAGATATCAACAACCTGTATACACTTTCTCTAAAGCAAATGTAAGCAGTCCTTTTAAATATACTTCAACAAAACAACAATTTAGGTCTAACCAAATCAGAGTAACTTGGAACGACCCAGAAGCTATGTTCAAACAACAAGTTGAGATAGTAGAAGATACAAATAATATTTTAGAAACAGGTAGAATTATACCTAAAGATGTTGTAGCTTTTGGTTGTACTTCTAAAGGACAAGCACATAGATTTGGTAAATGGAACTTACTTTCTGAAATAATGGAAACAGAAGGAGTTGGTTTTGCTACTTCTATTAATGCAGGATTCTTAAAACCTGGAGATGTCGTACTAATACAAGACGCAGACGTAGATAACATAAGATATAGTGGAAGAGTATCTAGTTCTTCATCAGCTAATTCAGTCAATGTAGATAGCGCTTTAGACTTATCTAGTGGTAATACTTTTAAATTATCTATAATATATCCTGAAGGCGGAGCATATTTAGGGGATGAGTTACGAACAATAAATGATAATGTAGGTAACGCTTCTGCAACTACTACTTATAGTAGAGGAAATCTGATAAGATTTGCAAAAGTCAATGGAACGGTTGTAGAAATTACTACAGAAGAACAAGCTTCAAATGCTGTAGACAGCAGCGGCAACGAATTAAATCTAATATGGAACCCAAATTCTAGAGTAGAGACACAAACTATAACAACTACTTCCGCAAGTGCTACTACTTTAGCTACTTCTGGCTCTTTCTCCTCTGCACCTAGTCAAGACTACATGTGGGCAATTAGAGAATATAACTCTGCAGGTAACTTAGCAAATGGTTCTGCTCAGCAATACGTTGTAACTGGAATTAATCAATCAGAGCTAACTACTTATGCAATAACAGCCGTAAAGTATGCAGCAGCTAAATTTGATCTAATAGATAGAGGCTATGTATTAGAGCAAGGAACAGATATTAATAGTTTACCTTCATATGATGAGGTAGTACCGGTACCTAGTTCTTTAACTCTTTCTTTAGCAAAAGATTTAAATCAAGGGGTAGATGACAGTGGCCAATCACCTGAAACAGTAAAAAATAAAATAAGAGTAAATTGGGTAGCTCCTACAAACAGTAATGGTACTAGATACCAACATATAAGTCATTATGAGATAAAACATAATGCAGAGTCTCAGGGAAAATATAAGAAACTAACAGCAGGTAAAAATGACTCTAGTATTATTATATCTTACAATAGTCCAAAAATTGTTACTGTAAAACTACAAGCAGTTAATACTAATGGTACAAAATCAAATATAGTACAAAGAAAAATAAAAATTCTTAATTCATCTTTAGAAAATACATTGTCTAAAATTGGATTAATACCTAAAGGCGGAGTGTTAAATAAAGCTTTAACAATAAATACGTCCACAGTTTCAATTGAAAACTATGGATATCAGTTCGACGCTCCAAATGGAATAACTTATAGTAACTCTACTAATAATGCTGCGTGTTATAGTCAAAACTTTAATGGTATGGGAGCAAGTGCTGTTGCATACTTATTATTTGATGCAAGTGAGTCTACAGATAAACTTAAAGCAGTACAAATTCATACAGATACAACAGCTCAAGATGCTACAGGTAATACTCCTGGATATGAATATATTAAAGAAGTCGGAGCATCTAATAATGGTATTACTCAGGCATCAGGTACTATATCTGGAGCTATTGGTAATAATGTATTAACAGGGTCAGGTACTAACTTTGACGGTGACTTTATACCTGGAGATAGAATAGTAATTGGAGCAGCGGGAACTACTCGTTTTTATACTACTGTTACTTTTATAAATAGTGATACTTCTATAGAACTAGCAGACACTTTACCTAGAGCTTACTCAGGCGTCAACGTATTTAAATTAACCTTTAGACCTGATACTTCTTTTGATGCAATAATTGCTAAGATAATAACTGATAGTAGTACTAATTACAGTATCAGCGAAACTTATGCAATTACAGCAGGGCTAGACGGCTCAGCAGGGGGTGGAGTAGATGCAAGAACGGTAAAACTAGCTGCAAGTAACTTTGTAATTAGGTATGATAATGGAAGTCCTCCAGATGACTCTACAACTATAGATATTTCAGCGACTCCTCAAGGGCATGCTGTAACACCTACTTTTGATTACTATAAGAGTACAGACCAAGGACAAAACTGGTCTCAAATAACTACTGATTCTTCAGGGAGTACTATAGCTTCTACAGCTACTACCTTTACATTGGCAGATGGAGATGAACCAGCACTAGATTCAGAAACACAAATAAGATGTAGGATGTTTGAAGGCGGAAGTCTAAAAGCAACAGATGTTATTACATTATTCTCAGTACAAGATGGTGCTGGAGGTATTGGAGGTGTTACAGGTAACTTAACAAATGCCGCACATACTGTAGCCACAGATTCAAATGGTACTACTAGTGGTAGTGGTTTTTATAATGATGCAGGTGGTGTCTTTGAAACTTTTGTAGGGGCTACTTCTGTAAGTACAAATTCAAGTGTACTATTTTATACAGGAACAAGTGGTACAAGTACTACTGCTGTTCAAAACGGTTTAACACTTACACTAACACAATCAACAGGAGCATACGCTCTCACAGGTTCTAGCTGGTCTAGTAATGCTGAAACATTCACAGTAAGAGCACTCATACCAGCAAGTGTACATGGTGGAACAGGAACAAAAACTTTAACTAGAAAGTATACTATATCTAAATCTAAAGCAGGGGTAACTCCACAAGATGGAGATGATGGGTTAAGAACGATACAAGGATACCTATACCAAGAAAAAACAAGTTCAGGAGCTCCTTCGGCACCGTCTGGCAATACTTATACATTTTCTAGTGGAGTTGTTACGGGTACAGGAATAAGTACAGCCACTAACCAACCTAACAATGTTTGGCTTAATAGTCCGAACACACAAGATGCAACTTCATCAAATATTCATTATACTGTAAGATACTATGGAACAGAGAGTACAGCAGCAGCTAGTACCATTTCAGTAGCTTATAGCCCAGTGGTACAACAAACAAGCTTTAGCGGAGTTGTAACATTTAGTGGGGGAACATTTAATAATGGGTCTAATATAACAACAATTGATGGAGATAATATAACAACCGGTAGTATAAAATCAGCAAACTTATCAGGTACCTCTGATGGCTCAGCTTTTACTACGGCGGGTACAAGAATTACTCTATCTAATGGAGCAATAGCTTCTAAAAACTTCAGAATAGCCAGCAATGGTGATGCTGCTTTTAAAGGAAACATAACAGGTGCTTCAGGAACATTTGATGGTAGTATTACAGGTGCTACAGGAACATTTGGGGGCACAGTAGAGATAGGCTCAGGAACTTCTTACTTCAAAGCAAGTACTAGTGGAATACAATTAGGAAATACAACTTTTAATAGTGCACCTTTCAGAGTAACTTCTGCAGGGGCTCTAAACGCAACTTCAGCTACTTTAGGTAGTACTTCAGGAGTTGCTTTAGATGTGGGGTCAGCAGAAAATTCTGTTAGGATATTTACGCCCAGTTCTGGAACTGCAACAATTCTTTCCGTCGGTGGAGATGGAGATAATGATTATATCCCTTTTAAAGTT